GCTTTGTCAATGGTGAGAGAGAAGTCTTCGTCTTCAAGGTCTTGTGCTGTAACATTTGTACCACGTGCATACTGCGAAACAGAAATTTCTGGTTCTTTAATAATTTTAACAGTATCACCTTGGGCAGAAATTTCGCCCATATAATCAGAGTTTGTGATATCACCACAAACAGTACTCTTGCGGAAAGCAAGCTGTACTTTTTTGGAATAGATTACGGGGCTAAAATTACCATTTGGTAAATTCCCATAACCTGTTGCGGTTGTAAAAGCCATAATAAGTCCTCCTATAAAGTTTAGGCTTTGTTGAGCTAAACATTATCTGAAGAGGCTGATTGTTTTCTAGGGTGCATACTAGGATCAACTGGCCGGTCAATCTAAGTACGGGCCTATACTTAATACAGGTAGTCTTAGTTAGTTTGTTTGAGCTTTAATGAGGGGATTAGTACAGAAGGTAGACCTAATGGTGGCTTCTGAATACTAATCCCTAGTTATACTAACAAATTTTTATTTGTCAAGTATATATTATCGTGCATTACCAGATAAATCGTAAATAAATTTACCTGTTTGTATTGCTTTAGTTATTGCTTCTTCTTGTTTCTCATATTCTTGTGCAGACATACGAGCAATATCAGACTCTTTAAATGAGCCAGATGTGTCCTCTGCATCAACAGATGCTTTGGAAGCTTTCTTAACAGTACCAGCAGCAGCTTTACGTTTTGCTGCATAGTCACTCTTTGTCATACCATTGTCTACTTTGTATAGATCAATGACACGAATTACTGAAGCTGCATCATCTGAGTTTTCATAAAGGGCATCTTGTACCCACTTAGGTTGATCATCAACCCAGTCATGAAACTTATCAGCTTCACGCAGTTTATCAAAGTCAGGGTGAGCAGAACGTATATCTTGCTCTGCAGATGATCGTGACATTTCAGCTTCTTTAGCATCTAGTTTTTGCAGACGATCTTCTGCTTTACTAAACATCTCCTGAGCTTTTTTAGCAGCAATAGTTTCTACAATACTTGCTACATCAGGGTACTCTGCAGCCCATGACTCAATGTCTTCATCTGATTTAGGGGGCCGAATATTTTCCTGACCTAGACGAGCTTCTAGTGCAGCAAACTTTTCTTCCCACTCTTTTTCTTTCTGTTGCATGTGACGCCGAACATCACCGTAACGTTTCTTAAAAGATTTTTCTTCACGACTAAGGTTCTTGTCCTCAACCTCTGGTTCTTCTTCAGTAGCCTCTACTGCTACCTCTTCTTCCTCTTGAGTTTTACCCTCAAGTTCTTGGATCTCTTTTTCGTCTTCTTCAATCCGTTTACGATTACGATTATTATGGTTAGGGTTTACGAACCCTGCAGTCTTTGGTGTTTCCATAGTTTGTAGTTCAGGCATATTGTTTCCTTATGTTGGGGCCAGCCGTAGCTGGGTAGCCTTATTGTTACTTCTTCTTCTTTCGTCTTTGTACTAAGCCGCCGGTGTTTAAATCTTCAAAAGAATCTGCATCTTGTTTATCTATTTTAGAGCTACTACGATCTATCTCTGCTCTTTGCGGATTACTTAAACCCCTAACATTACCACTTACATACCCAGATTTAACTTGGCTAGGTAGTAAATCTGGCCCCTCACCACCGCCACTTCCAGGAATTACGTTAGGATTTCTTCTAGCTGCAGCTTGTTGTTGAGCTACTTGTGCTGCCGTTCTTGCTGCTTCTAATCGTTTAAACTTTTCTTTATCACTAGAAATTTTTGCAAGTTCTCTTTGTGCTTTTCTGTGCGCTATAGATTTTTCTTTTAGCTTTTCACGCACTTCTTTTAGTTTTTCAGGATCTGTATTAGGGTTATCAACCATTTCCATAAACGCTTTAATTTCTTTATTTGTAGAACCATGAGCTTTAGAAGCAAAACCAAAGCCTGTTCCAAATAAACCCCTAACAGCATCATTGGTTTTTATTGTATCTCCAAACTTACCACCTCTAGTAAATCCAGTGCCGCCTGTATAACCAGCAATTTTTTCTTCAATATCTTTAACAAGCTTGTCGTGACCATAGATAGCAGCGGTTATTCTACCTGCCCTTAAACCAGCAATATCAGTGGTTGCATCTACTTTACCATATAAAGAAACTGCACCTATAGCAAGGCCAGCAACAGGGTGAATAAATTTTCCTGCTAGTGCAGCAGAGTCCCTTAAAGTTTCTGTACCCGGAAGATCAACAGGAGTATTAAGTGAGTCTATATATTTTTCTAAAGCTTCTGGGTCTCCAAAATCTACTTGATTACCCTCTTTATCTATACCCCAAGATGTTGAAGTTGTTGTTGTTGTTGTACCACCCGGTGGTGGGCCTTCATCGTCTCCCGTTTTTCTGTCTACACACTTACCTAAAGCCTTATTATATACCTGTTGATTACCAGTCATCGGGTTAATGCCACATACAGGTTCTGTACTTGCAGCTTGATCTTGTATAGTTTCAGCAGTATCATAGTCACCTGTTGAAGGTTTGTAGTCACCTATATCATAAAAATCATTCTTACCAAAATTTGGATCAAATAAACTTGATCCTAGACCTAGACCATACTTCTGAATTACTTCAGGGGGTTTATAAGCACCTGAAGTAGAATCAACAAGTGTACCTTCATTAGCCATTATAGGTTGTTGCTCTTGCATAGCTTGCTCAATAATACTATTTAAGTCATCATCACTAAGCTCTGCTTGTTGTACTTGTGGCTCCATAGGTTCACCACCTATTCTACCATCAGCATCCATTTGTTGCAAGCCCCTTTTTGCTTCCATACGCATTTCTTCAAACACACGTACACCAAAGTAACGAACAACATCAGCAGGTACAACGTACTCACCTTCAGATAAACGTGCAGGTATATCATCACGCACTTCTACCGGTAGAGAGCCGGGAGGTACATCATTGCCTGACACTGGGTCTACTGTCTCTGCTGTGCCACCAAGGGCAAAGTTCATTTCCATTTGGTCTCTCATTGTTAAGCCTCCTTGGGCAAATTGTCTTGGTTGTTCTACTTTATAATTAGCAATTAATTCTGAGATATCTATAACCGTACCTTCTTTGCTAAGGTTAAGCCCATCAACATCTGAACCAGCATCATCATATGGCAGCTCTACGAGTCTTTCTATCTTTACAGGGTAGTTATCTTCAAGGTCTTTTAAAGATTTATTAAGATCAGTTATATAGGTTCTGTTAAACCTGTCCCCTTCTTTTGTACTTAGTTCTCTACCCCTAGCAGCAACAATACGATCTGCAGGAGGTATAACTATTTTAGTTAAGCCAGATTGAGCTGCTTTAGCTATTATAACTTTAAGTGCTTCATCTACTGCTTGCTTGTTTTTTCTTATTGGTGGTAGACCTATATTTGAAGTAAGATCTATATCTTTGGCTTCTAAATAATGTGAATAGATTTGTTGCATCTCTGTAACGTCTATTTCATTATTTATTTTTTTCTTATCTAATTTTTTCTGTATTTTATTGTAGTACTCATCTAGGTTATTTTCATATGCAATTTGTATAGCATCAGCTCTGGTTACATACTCTTCAAATTGTTTTTTTCTTTCAGACCTAACAGCACCAGTATCCTCAAATAAAGCATCAAATTCAGGGGTACCTGCTTTGCTTTTAGGAGCAGTGGGTTCTACTACACCTTCTTCTAAAAGTTCTTTAATAGTTGCTTTAATTTCTTTATCAACAGACCCAAAAGCTTCTCTGTAGCTAATATAACTTATGGTATCAAACATATTAACTGCCGCATTAAATTGTGCATCAAATTTATTTTTAGGTTTTATATAGCCTTTAGTAAGCAAGTCGGATTGTAGTTCTTCTACAAGTAAATAGTCCTCATCCTCAATAAGATTATCAAAAAAAGTTACTGACCTTTGAAAGCCATAACTACTAGGGTTTATAATAGAGCCTCTAACATGAACAAGAGTTTCAGGATTATAGTGTTGCTCATTAGCTTTAAATTTTTTACCGGGGTATCCAACAGTACTATCTAAAGGTATATCAAAATATGACTGTTCTGTTCCACCATTAAAAGCTACACTTTTTTGACGTTGATAGGTTTCAAACTGTCTAAGCCTATCATCAGCTATGTTTGCAACAGACCTAAAAGTTCCTTGTGTATTAGTGCCTTTACCTAAAGCTTTTAATAGTTCTTCTTTAGTATACCTTTTACTAGGTTCTATGATGCCTTCTTGAAGTGAGGTCTCTGGAATAGACTCGTTATTTTTTATCTGAGCTAGAAACTGAGAACCTAGTAAACCTTTTTTAGGTATAGCTACAGTTTCTGCAAACTCTACAATAGGTTCTCTAAACATTAAAAGTTTAGTGTTTAAAAGGTTTAGTTGATCGTCAGCTATTTCAAAAGGCACTTGATCCCAGCTTAGTGCTTCACCTCTATCCTCTATAAAAGGATTATCTCTTTTTAAGTACGTAGGGGGAGTACTGCCAGTAAAACCAGCACTAAGACTTTGAGTAGCTGAACGTGCGCTTGGAGTACCTTGTAGAAACTCTTTGTCTCCACTAAATAAAGCTTTAGTTTGACCTACTACATCTGCTTTAACTCCACTAGGAATAGCTGCAGTACCTGCTTTGGCTGCAACTACTGTAGCCTTAGCAGCAGGAATTAACTCTAATGCAGTCAGTGCGTCACCAAATACAGCCTCTCTAGCAGCACTTACTTGATCATCTGTTGCAGATTCATACCCAATGCCGTACATATTTTTTAAACGTGTGTTTAAATCTTGTGTGCCTAAACGTTGTACACTGTCTTTAATATTTGTAACAACTTCTTTTGTTGTATCAATCGGGCTAGTTATAAACTCTTTAGCTCCCTCATAGATACCTACAGCAGAATCTTTAAGAAAACCTATCTCGTCTTTATTGACTGTTTTACCAAGTTTTTCTCCAAAGGATTCATACTCATTATCTAGACCAATAATATTGTCTACAATTAGTTCTCCATAGCTTAAGCCTTTATTAGCCATTAGCATTAACCTTTAGCCTAAGCTGCTTCAAAGCTTGCAGTGCATGTATCTGTCCCTGTAACCTGTACATTACATAAGACTCATCTGACTGAGAAAACATTTTGTAACTAGCATCAATACGTTCATCTAGTTCCGCTTCAAATGCTTTCCATGCTTCTGGGTTATTTACTAGTAGTTTTAAACTCACTGCATTGGTCCTTGTCCAGTGTTAGCTGAGAAGCCTTGTTCTCCCGGCTGAGGTGCTGTGCCTGTACCTATAGTACCCCCACCGCTACCTTGAGTATCCTGTACCTGCGCCCCTGCTGGTGGACCCTGTGGGCTTCCTTGTGGTGGTCCTGCTTGTGGTTGAGGTGGTGGTAGATTCTCCGCACGAAACTTTTTAAGTATCTCTGCTTGTACTGCAGCATCACCCATTGAGTTCACCAATTTGTCAGGGTCAAGATCCATAGACTTAGCAATCTCACGCACAATATAATCCATCTTAGCAAAGGGGGCTAGTACAGGGTTTTGTACCACACCAAGAAATTGCATCAGGCGTTGACTACGTACTTCATTAGCCATCAGGCTTTCAGTACCACGGGCTTTGACTTCAAGATCACCTTTGATTTCTTCGTCATAATCAAACTGCATGTTGAAGTTAAAGAATGCTTTAGCTAGTGGTGCTAGTAGGTAATCGTCCACATTCTTAACTACATTCCGTATAGAACCATTAGCAGCAGACATGAGCATACTAATGCCAGAAGCTGTACGTCCGACACCTTGAACTCCTGTCTGACCATGAGCAAAGCTAGGAAAGCCTGTACTCTCGTCTGCTAATACACGTGCCTTATCAAACATCTGCATGTTCTCATTGGATACGTTAGGAAACTTAGTGCCAAAGATAGCTTGTCCCGGCGCACCGCCTTGGCGACGAAAGACTTTACCGGGATATACTGAAAGGTCTTGGCCGGGAACTAGGTTAGTTTCGTCTACCTCAATCAACATATTACCAGATAGTGCAGCATTGTCAACAGCCATACGCATAAAGCCATTCATAAGTGTTTGTGTATCATCCATATTCTCAGCAATACCTACACCAAACAAGCTGTATGGGCTTACTTCATATGGTACTGCATAGTAAGGAATGATAGAAGGAGTGAATGGATTCATAACCAAACGCAATACCTTACCATTACATACCCAAATGTTTACATTAACTTGATCCATATCTGCTAATTCTGCAGGGATATCTATGTCATGTCCTTCAAGAACTTCTGTGTCTACACTGCCCCAAAACTCAAGGACTTCAAAACGTTCAGCTTTGGATTCCTGAGCATCATCTTCCATAGCTTGCTCCCACCATTCTTTGGTGTAAGACTCACCGTCAGCTACAGCAAGATCAATAGCATTGCTTCTAAAGAAAGGACGTTTTTTAAGATTACGTAGTTGAGTACGTGACATTTTATGACGTTCTACTACATACTCAGCCTCATCCATATTAGCTGCATCAGGATCAGGATAAAAGTTCCAAATAGATACACTAGAGGTTTGAGGAATAGTTTTAATAGTAGGACTATACTCACCTTCATCATTCCAATTAGGGTACTCTTTGTCTATGGCAAATGGACCTTTCATTGCGCCTGTACCAAACAGTGCGCATTCAAAGGCAGCTACACGTAACTGTTTGTTTGCATTAGATTCTTCTAACTGATCATGAATTTTCTTTTCCATTTTCTTAGCTGCAATCATTGCAGGGTGAAAAGTAATCTCTGTAGGTGTGCTACCTGTACCTTCTTTAAGTTGGTCTTCTACAGGAGCAAGTTTATTTTTTAATCCAGCTAATCGTTCTTTAAGATCAGTCATAGTTTCGCCGGGAAGTAGTTTAGTTTCCTCTGGGCTTGGGCCTTGAGCTTTTTTTATTTCGTCATTAGACTCAAAGTGTACCGCCTCTTCTACTCCTTCAGGAAGAGTGGTAGGGTCTACAGTAATTGGAAACTTATTGTTGCCAAAGAGTACCTCAATAATTTGACCGTATGCAGCAAGAACTTTAGTCTTGGTCACTTTAACAAATACTTGAGATTTTTCTGTGGAAGTAAACTGTACATCAGGTCCATAAATACCACGATAATTACGATAAGCTTGTATCCAACGAGTTTCTTCTGTCTCCCTTGCATCAGAGGCTTTCTTATAATGTTTTTGTACAAGACCCACAATGCTTCCTGCAAGAGGATCACTATAGGTATCTTCCTTCATGTCCTCTAAAGAGCTTGCCTCTTCAACGTCCATTCCCATGCTTTCTTCAAATTCGTCCATAGTATTTCCTTAATAACCAAACGTTGGGTCGCTTGCTTGAAAACCTGATCGTTGTGATGCAGGGTCATAGTCAAACAAACTGCTTCTTGGTCTTGTCATAACCCCGTACCTAATTGCATCGTACAGGTGATCTTCTGAGTGTGTGTCTACATCTTCAGGGTTATTCTTATCTAGTGGTAAAGCTGGTATCTGTGATATAGTATTAGTGCAGGTATTAAAGAATACTAACCGTGGTTCTTCAGTAAACTCATCTACCTGTAATCGTCTGTGTATTTCGTTCTTACCTGCTACCCTTGAACCTCTGGACCTGTCAGCAGGTCTCCACCTACAGCCCTTCATAATCATTTGTTCAGCTAGACTTGGGCCAGTGTCTCCACGTTTATGCCAGAGAGATGAGTCAAGTACTCCGTAACGTATCTTCTCTCCATCTTCTGCTTCTAGTATCATATCAGCTAGGTCAGTAGCTATAACTTTTGAACAATACATCTCACGGTAAACTATAAGTTGTTCATCAGGAGATACTGCAAACCAAACAACCCCTGAGTAAGAACCGTATCCGTAGTCACATGCTCTAAACTTTGACCAGCTTCTAGGTATTTCAAAAGGTTCTATTACGTGTATCTGTCTATTCCACTCAGGGAAGGCAGCACCTTCATTTACATCCCAGTTACCTTCTAGTAGTTGCTTACGTTGATGCTCAGGCAGTGATAGTAGATTAGCTTCATATAGACCATCATCAGCTAGGTAAGGATTATCAAACAAAGTAGCAGGAATAAACCTACGTTTAAATAAGGGTTGACCTTCTTTTGAGTGACCTTTAGGCCAAGCAATGCGTTCTCCTGTTTCAGGATCAGTAGCATCAAAGCTGGTATTATGTGGGGCTGGGTCTACAAAAGTCTTCTTAACCCATTGATGACCAGCTCCGCCGGGGTTGGTAGTGGCTCTTTGATAAAGATCAAGTCCACTGTCTTTAGTAGCACGTAGTCGTGACCTCATATAGTTCCAAGGATAAGGGCTAGGCCATTGTGTAAGTTCATCAAAACCAATCCAGTTAAAAGCTTGTCCTTGGTATCTTTGTACATCATCATCCCTGTCTAGATATGAAAGCCAAAGAGTAGCACCGCTTGGAGCTACCCACGTTTTATCACGTTCCATAAACTTAATCCCGGGGATTGCTCTGGGGTAGAGCTGTTTGGAGACTGAGATAAGTTCTCTGAGTTCTTCTGTGCTTCTCCGTACCAACAGCATAGAAGATAATGGATTATTAAAATACCTAACAGGATCGGCCAACATAGCAAAAGACTTACCACCACCAGCCGCCCCACCATATAGTACCTCTTGTTCTGATGCTGAAAGAAAGTCTGTCTGAGGGCCGGGATTAGGCTCAAAAATTATCTCTTGAGCTTTTTCAACCTTTATCGGCTGTGGCTTCAGGGCTACGGGAGTAGTTGTACTCTCTGGCTCCGATACGATTTCTTTCGAGGGTTTCCGCTTTTGCCGCCGCTTCTTTGTAGCGTTCAGCGTAATAGCGTTGCGTTGAAGCTTCTGCTTTACGTTTTCGTTCAAGTTTAACTCTCTTCATTAGACCTACGTGAGAGATGTATCTACCTGACTTCTCACTCAACCAGTTGGCTACATCTCTGTAACTATATTGCTTTAAATACTTCTTAGCTTCTTCTAAAGCTTCTAGCTCTACTGGGATTGGTAGTAGTATATCATCATCTTCAGGGTCTTGTCTATAGCCAAATGGCACAACTCTGCCTACTCTGACGACAGATAGCCACTCATACTCACCATCAACTAGCTCTGGCTCAGGGAGCTTCCAAGTTTTATTAACTTTCATTTTTAGGCGGTAATATAAATACAGGGTTTTCAGCTTTAATTTCTACTTTGTCTGTCTTTACAAAGCCAGCACGGTCAAGGAAATCTTTAGCTGCTGCCATCTTTTCTTTATTGCCAAGGTCTGTAGGGTTAGTCATAACCTGCATCATAGAGTATGCAGCTTTACTACCAGCAGTGGCAATAAACTTTTTAGTGAGTTCAGCTATTTCGTCTTGCAATACTGCAGTGATAGTTGTTGAAGACACAGTATCAGCATACCCTGCAAGACGTTTAGCTTGGACAGGATCACCTTGTGCTTGCTCAAACAATACATCAAGGAATAGCTGTTGTTTTTCAGTAAGTTTTCTCATCCGCACTCACACTTCTTACATGAACACTCACGGTTAAGCAAAGCGCACCATATACGTTTTATGTATCTAATCATGTTTTTTTCCTATACGGTTTTACTTTGGCTGCAACTTTCTTAGGTTGAGCCACAAACTGCTTACCCGCAGCAGTGCCTTTTCGTTTTGCTCTAGTTGTAGAGGCATACTGAGAATCACTAAGAGACTTAATAGCCGCTTTAGGTAGATACCTTTCGCCGGTGGCCTTTGGCCCTTGTGTTGAGGGCTTGCCACTCTTAGTAGTCCATTTCTGCTTAGTCCAAGACTTAAGACTTTTTTGACTTTTTGCTAGGGCCATCATGTACTTTCTGTACTGCAAAATTAGCAGTAAGACTTGCCCCTTTGTGAGGAACAAACTTACCACTATGTTTCATTACTTTAAAGCTACCATCAGATTGTTTCATCCAATGATAACCTTCAGGTGCCTTTATC